TCCCAGAGCACCTTTTTGTCCGGCTATTCTCGGTGAGATTTTATTCATCAGCCAGCCAAGACCGGCTATTTGTGGAAAGAATTTAGCGAATTTCATTCTACCTGCCACTCTAGGGTCTAATAGTAATTGACTGATTTTTGAGCTCATTGGTCTTTTTGAGCCCATAATACCTAAACCTAAAGGTCCTCCTTGGTTTTGCAACAACATTCCCCACGGACCAACCTTTTTAAACAGGGACTGTATGCCTGCTCGTTGCCCGAAACCTTTGGCGACTCCCGTAAGTCCTTGGTCCCTGAACATTTTAGCCATCCCAAGGCTTTGCCTGGCTTTAGGATTGGACATAATGCCCATCATAAGCATTTGTTTGGCAAAGTCTTTAGCAAAAGTGTCCTGAGTTTGTTCTTCCCGTGGGCCGCCTATGTACACAGTTTCCGAAGGCGGTTTATCTGCCCAACCCTTTACAGGGCCTCCATCTGCATACCCCTTGTACCCAGAAGCATACGCAGCTCTCGCTTGTTTAGCAGCTTGAGCTTTGGTCGGGTAAACCTTTCCAGATTTACCCCATTTATATCCTCCATTGACTTTTTCTATAGGCATTATAAAGAAATAGTTGTTGCGCCGTTTGTCGACACGGTTAAAGTTCCAACAGCACCGGTAGCTTCCAGTCCTACCTCGGTTCTAGTCGATAGGTCCTGCCATTCACTGCCGGTGTAAATTTGTAAAACGCTTTTAGACGCGTTCCAAATAACATCTCCAGCCGCAAATTGGTTTTGTCCTATCTGTGTATCATTGTATTGCGGAGTTGCTGTAGGGTCAAATCTTCCAAGACTTATCTCTAAAACTCGGACCATTCTATTATAAAGGTCGGGTTCCACCGAACCAATGGCCGTTGGCAAACGGGTCTGAAGTAACTTAGCCATTATCTTCTGCCATCAGGCCTAACATCTAATCGCGTATCTCCCAATCGCCAACCAACACCTGTTCTTGTTCCTGTAGAACCGTCATCATCGGATTCCACTCTGAAAACAGCTTGCCTTGCTCTTATTCTTGTGTTCAATTTAGTGGTGGTGCTGGTCACTGTTTGAGTAGTGTTTGTAGATAAGCTTTCTCCTGGAAAGTTTCTTGACTTCATTACAAAATTAATTGTTTGGTCACTACCGCCATTTCCTGTGAATTTAACATCGGGAATAATATTACTCACGGAAGAAAAGAACTCCCCATCATCTATATCAAAGTCACTAGACTCAAGATAAACATTGTCCATGGGCGAGCCGTCATCGTCGTTTCCTATTTCGTGCGTATACAAGGAGTTAGCATAAGTTGCTCGTGGATAAGCGTTTACATCTTGGTCAATCCAAGCGTATCGTGCTAGTTGTCCATAGCTCCAAACCTGTTCCTGATAGTTGTAGACCACATAACGATCAATTTCTGTAGTGTCTTCTGAAGGATAAAACCATCCCACTTCATTAAACTGTTTATTTAAAAATCCAAACACTTTGAACGCTTGCCCCACATTAAAGTCACTGAAAACATAGTGGTGCACAGAGCAAGAAACAGGAGCAAGACTTCCGTTGTAAACGTAAAACCCTTTTTGGTCCATCCAAAACACTCCTAATGGACTGTTCACAGCGGCTTTAGGTCCAACAAGTCCTACCCCTTGGTTAATTAAGTTTACCCCAAAAGTATAAGGAGGCCCAATAAACTGCATACTGTATAAAGAACTGTCCGTCCAAATTAAAGTTTCTTCTCTTGAAGAAAGACCACCGACTATTTCTGAGCCTGAAGAAAGAGTTATAGAGCCCGCACTGTTTGAAGAAATAGGCTCCCAATCCGCTGCACTTTCTTGGTCGCTCCAACAAACAAATAACGGACTGACAACAGAGGTACGATTGCCTCCGCTTATTTCATCTGCCCCTAAACAAATAACATGTCTGTCTTTTTCTGACACGAGGACTTGAAGAGCTACAGTTGGAGCCTTATACGCTCCTGATAAATCCTCTAACGCCACTGCTCTGGTGTTGGTTCCCGCCGAAGAGTCCCAATAGTAAACACCCCCTCCTCTCACGTTCATAAGAAGATCCGCACCAAAATTGTCGTGCGACCACAATCTAAGTTGACTGCTTGCTCCCAAAGGACTGACCGAACCAAAGGTTCCTGCTCCCCAAGCACCTGCTCCCCAACCTGATCCTGAAACATATTCATCAAGACCCACATTAATTTGATAAACACCATCAACTCCTGAACCGCCATTACCTGAGTCGCTAGAATTAGCTGTGACCGTATCCCCGTCAGTGTCTTTAGCCACTATGGTGTAGGTGTTTGCTGTAGGTGTAGTGGCTATTTGGTATTCTTGATTTAATACTGCGGCAGTAACTAAGCCCCCTAAAGTAACAGCACCACTTATAGTTACAAAATCATTAGGAAGAGCACCATGAGAAGTGTCCGTTACGGTAAGTGTCGAAGAACCATCGGTTGCTGCAAAAGTAATAGAATCTGTACTTGTTTTTCTAATAGGTGTTATGTCATTAAACCCAATGCCTTCTAAAACATAATACTTCCATGTAGTACCTATGCCGAGAAACCTAGTTGAGTTAAGATCTACCCAGCTGTGGAGGGCGCGAGCTGTGCCGAGATAAGTGTTCTGAGTTTCTTTTTCCCAGCCCCCTATTTTCTCTGGCCTGCCTTGACGAAAACGTACCAAGTTGGCGTCATACCAACCGCCTTCGTTACTGTAATCAGTTCCTTCTCGGTTTATTCCTGGTCTAAAATTGTATTTACTGTAAGGCATTATTCCTTTTCCTCTTCTTCGTCTATTTCCCTATAATACCCTACAACATGAAGGACCTGCTCTATGTATCGGGTAATTTCGCCCATTGTCATGCTTAAATTCTCATAACCTTGGCTCGTTAGTCCATAATACGCTACTCTTGGCTCTTCGCCAGCTTCAATTGCCTCTAAATACACTTGCATTATATCAGGAGAGAGTATTCTCCACTCAATCGCAGCAGATTCAATCGCTTCTGGCAGCGGTGGATGGTAGATTGGCGCTCTTTTTGCCACTGTAACCACTTCCACAGGCTTGACTTGTGGTTCTTTGCCCCTGTCCCCAAACAAAGAGAACGAAGAACAACCGTTAATTAGTAGCAGAGGTATTATCAGCAGCTTTTTCATCAAATTGATCTGGGTTTGTTATAACAGTTAAATTCTCAACTACTCTTGCCGAAGCTTTATTGATCTTGCCTTGTAATAGTGCAGGCTTAGCTAGTGCCATACCCTCAAGATTGTGCTTAGCAAATTTATTTCTTAAATTGGTAACTTGCGCTTGGCTTGCAGAGTATTGAGTATTAAGGTTTTTAATCTGCGCTTGAGTCTTTTTTGCAGATTCAAGGGCTTTTATGATCTGTTCGTTTTGCTCTTGAACAGTTCTTTCAAGTACCGCTTGATTATTAATAGCGGTTTGTAGTTCTATCTTTGCTTTATCCAGCTTAATAAAAACAACAGCGTTAATAGAAACAGAGACAAACAAAAGTCCCGCCAACACCAGGGCTAGCTTCATTCTTTTTCGCCCTTAAAGCTCTTTGAACTACCAGATGTTCCTGCATAAAGTCCGAACCATGCGGCTCCGGCACCGACAACGATAGATATTAAACCTGATTGTTCAAAACTAGGCTCTGGTAAACCCATAAACCAAAAAGTTGTGAAGTAAAGTAAATACATATAGACAGATAAAAACACTCTAGGAAAGATTCTCCAGCTATCAACAGCCTGTGCTACAAAGATAATTTTTTGATAAGGGTTATTGTTAGTAACGTCTTCTAAGTCCCTGATCTTGTCTTTAAGACTACCGATCTCTTCGATCATTGCCATGAACTTGTTAAGGTCCATTTCGACTTCATTTCGATCCATGTCTCCACCAAACCTGCCGCTAGGATAATGCTCATCACTCATAATTCACCTATACTGTATATACATCCAAGGCATCAGCCTTGCCTTTAACGTTAATTGTTGATATTAAGTTTAACTCAAATTTTGTGAATTGAGCAGTATTTTTACCTATGAGCAAGTCAACACCTACTTCTTTGGTTGCCGACTCAAGCCTTGCCGCCGTATTTACCGCATCGCCAATAGCGGTGTAATCAAAACGTGATTCACTTCCCATATTGCCTATAACAGCTTTTCCTGTATTAATGCCTATGCCAATAGCAATAGGGGGCATTCCTTTCTTTTTAAACTCTTTGTTTAAGTCTTCCATGTTCTTTATAATATCCAAGGCACAAGCAATTGCTCTTGTTTCGTGGTCCAGTTGATCTAAAGGTGCATTAAATATCGCCATCATTGCATCCCCAATATACTTATCCACCATCCCTTCGTGTTTCTGCACGGCTTTTTGCTGTGCGGTTAAGGCTTTGTTCATAATGTAGGTAACATCCTCTGGTGGAAGAGACTCGGAAAGAGCAGTAAACCCTCTGACATCTGTGAACAAGAACGTAGCGTATTTCTTTTCGCCCCCTAGTTTTAATAGCTCAGGATTGTTTTGAAGCTTTTTCACCTGACGAGGATCAAGATAGTGTTCAAATTGTTTTTTAATTTGTTGTCTTAATTTGTACTGCTCTCTGAACCTTAAATAAAACGCCACTGTAGCAGTGATAAACTGAGAGACCAGAGTCCAGGTAAAATCTAATAAAACCCCACTAGATTTTATAAAATAAATCTCAGCATAAGCGGTAGCAATCATTACCATTAATCCAAATACTAATCCCCAAGTAATGCCGAACAAATGCAGTATAAACCACACAAGAGACACCGAGACGATAAGGGTAAGTATCTCTACAGCCCTTGCATAATCAGGGATATAAGGACTATCTTGGATAAGAATAGACTCAGATAACGCTGTTTGAATCTTATGCGGCTCTAATAATCCCGCAGGAGTTGCTAGTTGAGGCATAACACCGGCTGCGGTTACACCTACAAATACAAAACGATCTTTAATCATATTTGTTTTATTTATTTCAGACAAACTAAACTGTGGTGTGTCTACCCAGCTTATCCATTTTCTTCCTAAAGAATCAGTGGCCACTGCCGGTATTCCTTTGACTCTTACTTCTTGTATTCCGTTTTCATTTGTTTTAATTAAATAAGTATCAGCACCTGCTAAAACTTTTAAAACTTCCGTGCCGTATGACGATACCCAACCATCAGGGGTTCGCATCAATAAAGGCATTCGCCTAACCAATTGGTCTACATCAGTTGGGGCCACAGCTATCCCTTGATAAGCACTGTTCTTTAAAGCCTCTACATTCTCTATAACTCCAGTGGCTCTATACCCACCCTTATCTTCGCCCAAGATAACCGTGCCTGTGGTTACAGGGTATACTCCATTCTCATTTTCAAAGGTCGCTAAGACACTTGGAATCCTTTGTAGGCTTTCAGCAAAGACTTCATCCCCTCCGAACCTATCGGCTTGAGGAAAAGCAATTACCCAACCTACTCCTATAGCGCCTTTATCAATTAAAGCATTCTGTATATCCGCCAGTCTTTTTCTCGGAAAAGGGTAGCCGCCTTCTCGCTCCACATCCTTTTCAGTGATATTAAGTATAGAGAAATAACCAGAAGGTATTTTGTCTTCAACAAGAGCGTCGAATGTTTTGAGTTTTAGTATTTCTAAAGCTGTCCAATTCTGGACAAAAGGAAAAACTAAAACGACTAAAAGAAACAGAAGTTTTAAATGTTTAATCACTTTGGTTTATGGTTATTGTTTTATTACAATTGTTGCTGCAATTATAAGTAGCAGTAATACTTTTATTAGTGGCCCCTGATTGACTAGCTGTTACATTATAGTCATCAGTGTAAAAATTAAGTCTCATGTAATGATCGCCACTACCTGCTTGCGTAATCTCTGCGTCATTATCGTCAGCAGACCCACTGGCATATATCTTAGCGTAATGCTCCCCTGTCCCTGATTGAGTTATAGTAAACTCTGAATCGTCACCAAAAGCTCTTATCTCGCCTTCTTTATCATCGCCTGTCTGGGTGATTTTATAAACATTATCATCGCCTTGCATATAGATCTCAGCATCATTATCGTTGCCGTTTTGTATTATATCCATATCGTTTGAATCATCGTCAGCGTCTATATAACCGAAGTTATCATTACCGTTTTGATCTATTTTGTACTCATTACCGGTGTGATTAGCCACCTGACTATAAGCTCTGGCGGTGTTGCCGGTGCCTTCTTGGTCTATGTCTATTGTTGCATTGCTGCAATT